ATTATTATAGTTACCGCCGACACGGGCAAAAAGCACGTCGAAAACCTCGAGGTCCACATATCAAATCCCTATTAAATTTTCAAAAATCAATTTTTCGACTAAAGTCGATTTCTTTTTATATTGGGGGTTGGCCACCCCCATTCCCCCGCTATGCCTGGTATTTAAGAAGACGACCTCCGTTGAAATAGTACGTAACACTGGACGTAACATTCAGATGCCAGTACCACAAGCCCGCAAGAGTTCCAGAAATATAGTAACCGCCGACACGGGCAACTCTTTTACCGCTGTTGATATATGCATAATCACACATATAACTACTAGAAGATCCGCCTACTTCTGTAGGTAAAGTAAATATTGGATTTTGTTTATCAAATCCTAAAGATTTACAATATCCCTCTTTAGCTGTATTAGTTGCTCCATCATCTGGTTTAAAACACATATATCCAAGTTCTTCATAAGGGGATTCAAACAAGTCTGAAACATATTCTTCTGGATTCGTACAAACATAGGCTTGATAGTCATTGAAGTTAATACCATCTACCCATTGAAATACATTACCAAATATGTTTTCAATACCACGATATATTATAGCATGTTTTCCGTCATTTGACAAGCAACCTGACTTCATACCTAAAGAATCACAATGTCCGGACTTTTGGCCTGTAGACCATAAAACATTACCTACAGCAATATTTACAGCATCACCATCAAAATATACAGCTCTACCAGTAACACTTCCATCGCTATAATCTTCTATGCTTGTTACTGTTCTATTTTTAGCTACAGCCCAGTTCCATGCTGCACTTGTTCCTATACTTACCTGTTGTCCTACAATAAAAGCATTTGCTCTTGATGTTTCTAATATAATCCTATTAACACCAGTTTCTGCAACTAATGCTTTATCTGCATCAGATACTCTACAAGTAGTTATACCGCTACCAAGTTTACTTTGAGAATTATAATCAGCATATTCTACTAAATATAACATTTGAATTAAGAAATAATGATAATCTAACTGACACCAATTTTCACCTACAGATTTAGAAGCGGCTCTAAATGATGTTATACTTCTCATTACTTCTGGCACAACACCTGTTACACTATGTAATTTTGTACCATCATAACTAGAATCATATCTACCGATGAAAAATTCTTCACTTCTTGTAAAGTCAGCAAGATTATATCTTGAAATCAAAATATATTCATATCCATCTTGTACATAATGTTTCCAATAGAATTCTGGGATTCGTGTCATTACTTCGCCATTTGTTCCATCAAAAGTAAATGTTGGATCATCTATAAATGCATTTATTTCATTTGTACTAGGATCTAAATTACAAGTGATAATATCACTCCATGGATAAATAGAATCAAAGTCATTTGTTACTTCTGTACCATCTTTAGTAGCATTTGCAACTTTGCCTATGCCTCTTCCTATTCTTTCCCATGCACTAGAACTATTTTGTTCCACCTTTCTTCTTACACCATAGTAAATATAATTTTCTACTTCTTCAATATTTGTGATTTCTGTAGTTCCATCTTCACCTTTTGGAATTTTAAAATTAAATACCGCATTATGAGATGTTCCTACGTTAGTTACAACAGCTTTTTGACCTGCGGCAACTGTTTCTACTGTCCCGACCTTAATCGTTCCTGCATCGCCATTTTTGGCTAGTAATTGCCACTTTGTATCATCTGTTCCTGGTACAACATTCGTATTTGTTTCTAAACATGCATAAGAACTTCCATTATATGTTACAACGTCAATTTTTGATGCATTATTTATATATTCTGTAGTACCATTCCATGCACCTGCCATATAGAAGCTCGTACCTTTATAAAACTCCATATCGTCAAATGCTAAACTCATATTTTCCATTTCTACACCTCGTTTCCAGTATGGGTATATTCATTTGTTAAATGAAATTGACCTACAAATGTTTTTTTAAGATTTCCATCTTCTGCTATTACTTCAAAATCAAAACCATAAATACGATTCATTTCCATTTTATCAGTATCACCTGGCTCAAATTTTAAAACATATTTTCCTAGTTCTTCGGAATATTCAATTCCATCACCAATTTTCTTTTGTAAAATTGCTTCACTAGAATTTGCATTTTCTTTTACTGTGAAATAAATCTGTTCTATTGCACCAGCATAGCCGGTTATAGTTATTGTTAAAGATTTATAATCACCTCTTGGGAACTCAATAAACATGTCAACACCTCCTATACTTTAGTCCAACTTAACCATGAATCATTATTTTGTGTTCTCACATATATATCGTTGGTTGTTCCATCAAAAAAGAATTGCTTATTATACAATTCCCTCTCATCTGTTCCATTTCTTGATATATTAAGTAAATAACCAAAAGTTATGTTATTTGGCGAGTTAGTACATTCAATGCATGTTGCAAAAAAAGTTCTACCAATTACTAAATTAAGATTGGCTGATTTAAGAGGTTTACTATCTGATTCAAAAGTTCCATGAATCCCAAATAGTGTTTTTCTTATTTCAAATAACCCCTCACCCATCTTAATTTCTTTTGTTGTTTTTGTTTCATCATCTGTTATCAATTTATCAGAAGCCACTATTTCAAAATCATATTCATTATGATAAGAAAAATCACTTCCAATCAATAAATCACTTTGTGATATAGCATTATCTTTTATAGTTGGCTCTAGTATCTTATATGCGGACCACGTTCCGTCTTTGATTCTATATCTGTATCTAATAGTCAAAGTATTAAGCAAACTACCAAATGAGCCGCTATAATATTGCCCTGTATAAGACAAATATACTTTTGATGAGGTAGAAGATTCTCTTTTAACTTTTACCTCTGTTAATGCTAGTTTTATATAATTTATCATAGTTTTATTAACTGTTATTGTAGTAGCTAAACCTCTACTATCCGTTACTACAACTGTAAAATTACCACTTTCAATTTTATTAAAAGTGCATGATGCAGAAGTTGAACTTTTACCATCTTCACATTTTACTGAATAACTTTTAATTGATGAAGAGTTCTTCGCTGTTGCACTAACTACAATTTTCGCATTACTAAAGTATTTAACAAGTATATTCTCATCACCAGTTAAATTTTTAGTTGTTGTATTGCTATCAACTATTGAAACACTTACAACTGGATTACTATCTACAACAAAGGCATTGAAACTACAAGTAGATGTTCCTATTAACGTATCACCGCTATATGTATAACATGTAATTGTACCTGTTCCTTTTGTTGCATTTGGTATTTGAGCGAATAAAGCGGATGGAGTTTGCCATCCTATACTTGTTTGAGATGTTTTAGTAGATACTGTCCCTGTAGCATTTCCAAAGGACCAAACTACAGTATGAGTGAAAGAACTTGAATGTCTTTCAATATTTATCATCGCTGTAGAGCTTATATTAAAGTCCGTACACGATACTTTCGATGTTCTAGGTATTTGTGTTAAGGAAATACCAAAACTACCGCTAGGCTTTGTAAATTGCCCCCAAGATGAATTAACTCCCCACTTCCATAATATTGTCGCCCATTTTGTACCATCTGAATTATGATAAACATTAAATTCTTGATTTGTTACAAGCCATATTTGACCACCTTTATAACTAACACCACATGAGAAACTATTTGTACCTACTCCATCAACTCCGATATATGATCCATAATCAGTCCATGCTATGGTATAACCAGAGCCTGGAGTCTGTACATACATTCCTAGACCTAATCTAGTATAGTTATTAGCAATGTCTTGATAAACTTGTTTTGAGTATACATAAAGTTCTATATTAAACCCACTTCCATAGTTAGATCTACCACTATGTACTAAATGTGCTGTTCCTCCATTCATTTTTTATCACCAACCTTGCCAATGTCCCATGATAACCTGTTCGTTATCATCAATTTCTTTTTCAAATTTTATACCTAATGCAATAAATTCTTCTGTAACTGAAAAAACGGGGCTTGATCCTCCGTCTTTATCATACTTTGCTACTAATTTATCATAAGAATAAAGATATGATCCTTTGTTATTGTAAAGAGCATTAAATTCTTCATGATCGTTAGCAATTCTCATTCCCTCGTCAGTTATTTCAAACATCGTATTTTTTAAACGATTAACACCATTTTCTACTAACGATTTAATATTGATAGATAATGATTGACTTGTAGCTACTAAATCAAGCTGTTGCTGTTTTAATAGTTCCAAATTTTCATTCAATAATTGATTAGACTGCTCGAAGTCCGATTTTTTTACACAAGCTGTTATATTATTTTCATTAAGTTCTATTGATGTATTGATTTTCCCTAATGTACTAGCTAAACCATTTATTCTTTGTACATCCATTGTTCCTGTAGTAATTCTATCAGCGACAATTTGACCGTCAATTGTCATTCCTAATTCATAATCACCATTTGGACCAGTTGATGAATGTGCAAAACCATTAAGATTCCATTGCCATACATTTTTTGCGGTCGACTCATCTTCCGTATCCATAATTAAAATACGATCTGGATATATTCTTACGTGTCCGCCAAATCCACTATTGATTAGAGCTGTTGCTGCTTGTTTAGCTTGTTGCAATACACTTGAAGAATTTTTTTGAATTTCACCAATTATATTTTCAGCTTGATTACCTACGTAATCAGCTTTTGGATCACCAATTTCAAAAGACGTGTATCTATTCAATAAGCAATCATATTCTACAGTAATTACACGAATTTTATATTCGTATCCTAATGCTTGGACCGTTACTGTATCGCCTAGACGTACATATTCAAAATTGCTATATCTTTCTTTATATTCATCCATTTTAGATAATTCTAACCAATTAACTTTTACTGATATTGTAGGCTTATCTATTCCATTATCAGAAAACAGCTTTTTAGATGCTTCTCTTAATTTTTCATAAGCCTGTTCTTCTGTTGTTGTTTCATCAACTGCTATATCATTAAATTCATATTTTGTAATTATTGGATTTCTATATGTTTTTATTAAAGGCGAATCAACATATAATTCTGGCAAAAGAAGTTCGTTTGCTCCTTGCGGAATTACTCGAGTAAAAACAGTTGTAAAGTCGATAGCTATTTCTATCTCTTTTATGTTTTTACCTTGCTTAATATAAACTCCTCTATCTTTTCCTCTTTCTTTATGATAGATAATATTAAAATTATCTCTTTCAATTTCGCCACCCCAACGTTTCACAATACAATTATCAGCTCCTAAAATAGCATCTACAATATTTTTGCGGACGTATCTTGCGGAATTATCTGATATAGCATCACCAGTAACTTTAAACTTTGTCGGAAACATTGCATTTTCCAGTAACCAACTAATAGCATTTACTCCACTTTTTTGAGTTGGTGCTACATCTGTTAAAAAGTTCTCTGATAAATCATAAAAGATATGAGCTGCATATACATTTATTTTAGTAAGCGATGGCTTTACTTTTTTTATTCTAAATAATTGATACGTATTGTCGTATGGAGCTTTGATTATGTTATCAACAATTAGATATTCTGCATTTTGACCTTTTATTGCATAATCAAAATTTAATTCAAAACTTCCATTTAAAGATTCCTTAATTTTAGGCGATGTTTTAAAATCTGATAAAATTCCAAGACCATTATTATCAAAATCCTCACAATTATTGTTATAGATTCTTATCATAAGTAAGTATCCTGGTATTTTATTTTTATATTCAATAAATCCCCTGTAATATGGAATTTATTTAGTCCTGGATTTAATTTTGGAAAATCACCATTTGTTTTAGGAAGTGCATTTGTTTCATCCTCGATTGCAACTTGCAATTCGGAATCAAGAAGAATAGTATTTTTTAAATCTTTAATTTGAAAAGTATTATCATTGATTGTTATATCTATATTTCCAGTACCTGTAACATAAATTAAAGGTAAAGATTTGGCATTTCCACCAATTCTAAATACGAAGTCTTTTTCTTTGTAAATCAAAGTATGTTTATTAACATTTTTCTTAAAAGGCTGTACTTCAAATTTAATAAGGAAATTTCGCCAATAGGTAGCTATTTGATCTAATTCGATATTGTTTTTAATTGTAACATCGTATTCTCTTTCCAATTCGTTTGAAAGTATCAATTTACCACTACCATTTAACCATGATAAATCTTTGTAGACTTCATCTTCCATATAACATTCAATAGTTTTTGTATAACTATCATAACAATCATCTGTACTTATCAATGTTCCGTTTCTTCCTGGTAATTTTTCTATTTCTACTCTTTTTTGAGGAATAACAATAGCGGGGAATCCTCCACAACCTATTCCATAATCTCTTGAATCGTACATCATACCATTCTTTTTGAAAATAAAATAATTCATTAAGCATTCCCCTTTCCATAAGAAACTTTCATTCTGTAGAATTCTAATTCTTCTGATAAGTCCTCAATGTCTTGTTCTCTATTATTATTGAAGTTTTCAATATTCAAATAAATTGGTGCTACTTGTCCTGGATTATAATCAGAACTATCATTAACACTTCTACTATTTGATACAAAATTATCGCTATAAGCATTATTTAAACTATTAGCATTTATTCCAACATCAAACGATGTAGGAATAGAATCTTGCATGTCATCTGTTATACTTTTCATTTCATTTGTAAATCCTAATCCTAAACCAAGGGCTAAATTCTTACCAACTTCATCACGAAATAATGTAGATGGGCTATGGATTCCAAAAAATGATTTAATTCCATTTAAAACAGAATCTTTAAATCCTTTGATTTTCCCTAAAATCCAATCTTTTGCATTATTTATACCATTCCATAATCCTGTTACGAAATTTTTACCAATATCAGCGGCTCCACTTAATAGATTTCCAAATCCATTTATGATAGAAGTTATTATTTGAGGTATTTTCGCAACTAATTTTGGTATATTTTCAACCAATGCGGCACCTAATTTTACTATCATTTGTAACCCTGCTGTCGCTAATTTTGGTAGGATTTTTAATAATCCATTTACGATAGCTGTTAATATTTTAGGTAAATTTTCTAGGATTACTGGGATTGCATCAACCAAAGCCATGGCTAAATTAACAATTAGCTCAACTCCGGTGTCTATGATTTGATCAAGATTTTCAGTAAAGAAAGTTGTAATATTGTTTATGATTTCTGGTAGTTTTTCAACTAATACCGGGATTGCTGCAATAATTCCCTCTGCAAGTGAAGAAATTAAGGTTAAAGCTGCATTTATGATATTCATTAAATTATCTGGATTAGTCAAGATATTAACCATTTCTAAAATTACACTAACAATAGTTGGTACTAATGTCGGTAATGATTGTGCTATTCCTTGACATAATGAAATAATTATTTGAATACCTGCTTGTAGTATTTGCGGTAACATGTTGATTAGTTCTGTTACTATTTTTGTTATTATCTGCACCAAAGTAGGTGTAATTTGTGGAATCATACTTATTATTCCAGATAATAGAGATGTTAGTATATTAGCTCCTTGTTCTAGGAAACTAGGTAATGCTAACATAATATTATCAATTAAAGACATTAAAACTTCGGTAATTTGAGCCATACCCTCGTCTACACTCATTTCGCCCGACATCATACCATTTATGGCGGTAGTTATACCATTTATTGTAGGTAATAAATTAGTACCAATTTCAGTAGCTAAATTTTGTATATTCAAGGTTAATATTCTCTGTTGATTAGCTAGTCCATCGCTTGTACGTGCAAAATCACCTTGAGCATCTTTTGTTGCTTCCATTAAGTAGTTATAACGTAATGTAGCTTGTTCTGCTTGTGTCATGGAATTATATGATTTATCAATTCCTTGTGATAATGCAAAAGCCTCCAAGTTGGCAACTGACATGTTAATACCTAATTGCTTTAATGGCTCTGTTTCACCAGAGATACCTGCACGAATTTTATTAAAAGCCTCTTCATGATCCAAATTATAGAATGATGCCATATCACCCGCTAAACCTACCATATCTGTAGACATATTTAATACAGCATCATCTGATAGTCCCATAGATGATAACATTGCACCCATTGTTCCATTGAATTTTTTGGCACTTAATTCGCTCATACCATAAGCATTTGCGGCTTTCTTGGACCACTCATCAATAGTTTTTGAGTTTTCTTTAAATGTTACATCTACAACGTTTTGAGATTCTGCCAAATCTGTAGCTGATTCAACACCCGACTTTACAAATCCTACTAAATCAGAAGCCATGCTTTTTACTGAATTTGCAAGACTTTTAATTCCTCCGATTACTGCTTCACTTATTAAATTACTTTTTATTAAATCACCAAAAGTAATTGATTGATTCCCTGCATCTTTTTGTGAATCAGTAAATTTATCAAGTGCTTGTTCTGCACTATTTAATCTTTTTTCACTAGAATTTATTTCACTACTTAAATTTTTAATTTCATTTTTTAAGTTCTTCGCTTGAGTAG